GTTTTTTTTTTTTTTTTTTTAAAATAAAAAAACACCCCCCCCCCCCCTTCGCGAAGGGGGGGGCGATCCGGGGTCCTTTAAGGGCCCTATGGGGTAAAAATTCCATTTTTCCTCCGCAAAAAATGGGTTTTTGTTTTTTTGTTTTTTTTTACAATAAAGAAACACCGCACCCCCGCCTTCGCGAAGCGGGGGACGATCCGAGGTCCTTTAAGTGACCTAGTGGGTAAAAATTCCACTTTTCCTCAGCAATAAATGCGTTTTTGTATTTTTGTATTTTTCTGAAGGGTCGTAATGCTCGGTGAACACATCACTGTGTGCATGATCTCACACTAAAAGAACCATTTGTATCCCCCCGTTCAGTTTGTCTCCCCCCATGTATCCGGGGGGATACTATTGATCACGGGCTAATTGGATTGCCCGGTGATACAGGTGGGGGTGTTGGTTGCTATAGGATCGGCATCTGCCCCGTCGTAAGCGGGGGGCAGCCAATAAAGAAACCATATGAAAAATCGTCCGCCGCGAATCGGAAAATTTTCAAGTTAGTGCTGTAGTTCGCAGTCTGTGAGACATTGACTGCGACTTCGCCTAGGTCAGGACCAGCAATCGGTGTGCTCGCACTAAGCTGCACCGACCGGGAGTGAGAATATCCGTAGAAAGGGGTCTCTAACTCAATGCCTCCCTGCATTTGAGTTGTTGTCACGACTTGGTTCGTACACGTGCTGTTGAAGGCGGACCCTGAAGCATACACGGGAAACGGAAGCGGTAAAGTTTCCGCTCTGAGTGTAGCTGTGAGCACCTGGCCTGTAGCAACGTTGTCTATGAGTTTGTACCTCATTCCTCCTCTATAATAACGGAAGAGGGGGGCGAAATACGAAACCATGTCAATCGCGAAATGCTGACTCCTCACAAGAGGACTTCCAAGCTTGAAACTCGGTAGCCAATTGGCGTAAGGATAGATGTCAATCGTGTTTGAAGTGATATAACCATCAGCATTCGAGTAAAAGAGCGATGCGCGTTTGATCAACTGACGCACCGATAATACCCTTTCTCCGATACAGTATCTAGCGGGATCAAGAGTTTCCTCGCTGATCCCACCAATTAGATCGGTTGGATTTTGCGCTCTGGCTGAACTGGGATCTTGAACTTGATCACCAAGGCCTTGAGCGACTAATTTGTTGCTGAAATCAATTCCACTCTGAGAGTAAATGACTGGCAGCATTCGGGCTGGGACAGGAAAGGCGAATTCCATGTCAGGCCCGGCTGAAACCTCCACAATGATGTTCACTGTTTGACTTACAGTGGGAGGTGCAGTCAGCTGATTGATGACATACAAAGCGAGTGATCCCGACCTATCACTATATCGAAGGTAAGGAGTGGTTGCAGTGTAGGGCACCGTAAGAGTAAATTCTGAAGCCTCGCGGAGGTCAAAAATCTCACGATACACGTAGTCTGCGTTCGCAATGTCCAAGTCAACAGCTGGGGTGACTTTGGGTCCAGGATAAAATGCGGCCATAATTCTGCCGCTGTGGTACTCCGTCTTAACCACCTTAAAGGTGAATTTGATGGAACCACGCCAATACTGGAAAATGTTCGAGAGATATGCCATCGGTGGCACATACCTCACGGCAGTTGATCCTGTGCCGTTTGAATAGTTGGTCTGCAAGTACAACGCATCTGGAGCCACGTCGAAAGACTTGAAAAGGTATTTAGACGCAAAACCCGTCGACCAAACCAAGTTGTCTACATAACACGAAGTCTGCAGAATATGGGTCAAAGCCATCTCGTCCACATCAGTCCCGGCAAAACCGGGCAAGCTCTCAAGCTGATTGTCGCTAGTCAGAGCCATCTTTGATGAATTGTCTGCGGCATTGACATTGTTCATGTAAGCAAAAGCCGTCAGTGTGGATTTAGACGAGGCACTGGCTATCACTGGTTTGCTGTACCCCATTGCTGAGGCCGCCCGTCCAATGATGCCAACTGCCCAAGACGTCGGAGCTGTAAATGCTGAAATAAGGGGGATTTCGCTAAGAATGGACGTGGCCGTTGAAAGCCTAGCCGCAAACCCAGAGATCGGTCCCAATCCAGCATTACGCAACTCAACGTCTGATGGATCCATCTTGCCCACTTTTCGAGATTTAATTCCCGATTGTGCATACAGACCACCTGCTGAGGGATACATAAGTTCGATGTCCTCAAAATGACACCAAATAGTTCCCGTAGCAGACGAAGCACCTGAGCCAACAAGAAGAGGACTGTAGACGTAGGGGTAGAAGGTTCCAAAATTGAAAGAACCATTCTGTAAAGACATGAACAAGCTAGTGCTAATGTACGGAATTTCAAGAATCGCTTCCGTATCACTAGAAAGATCAAGCTCGACACGTGGCAATTGCGTGAGCGTCACCAGGGAACTCAACGCTGTAGCCAAACGCTCCGCTGAAAACGTCGTAGCCTGAGGCACATAAGTCAGCAAAAGTCGACCTTGCTGAAACTTTTGTGCATTAATCTGCACTCGGCAAATCATTTTAGCACGAAAGCCCATGAAACCCCTCAATTTCTCTTTAAAGGGTATCGAACTCTTGCAACCGTCAGGAAGAATGATTCCACCATCTTTCACGGGTGTTCCCGCAGTTTGACCAGTCGTCCAAGTAAATGAATGACACATCACAGGTCGTGACAGGAAGTCTTTCAAACCATGTTCACGATCATTTAAGGCCGCGCGTAGGTAACTTCTCTTTAAGGGCATCTCTCTTTCAAGCGCCCTTCTCTCAACGTTTTCGTCATCGAGAAACTTCACAGTCTCGACTTTGTCAGTTTTAGGCTGGACATCACCTGGGTTGGATTGATTGTTCGGAATCCGGTAATACTCGTCGAGGGATGGATCATTCCCTGTAGAGGTGACGGTGTCCCTGGAATTCGCGGAGGACGTCCGCAAGCCTCCCTGGGCAGTAAGCTGATTTTTACAGCCGGCTTGATGTAGAGGCAGCACGACTACAGGATTACGTCCGTCTTTTGACTCCTGCGCCGCGTTCACACACTCTACCACACATATTCTCGCTTCGCCGCTCGATAGAGCAGAGCGAGTCGGTTGATGACCGAGGGGTAGTAATTTAGCTTCTCTCGGGCTCCCTCTACTACCAAAGGGGCCCACTTCCGAAAATCCTCCTCGGAATGGAGTGACAACTCAAGAAGTGCGTTGTCCACATTGTTCACTGTAATAGAGTAGCTCTGAGCACCACTCTTAGTCCAGTAAATCATCTCGAGAATTGATTCTATCTCGAGGGGAGCCACAACCCTTCCCAGGATGGGCTCCATGCGAAAGCCC